TGATGTAATCGGGGGAGGCGCAATCCTCCCCCATTCAGTACACTGTTCTCAAAACGTTCTCATCATGTCTATCGCCATCACCACCAACTTCGTTCCCCGCGATCTCATCTCGGCGTTTGAACTTAACGGCGCACAGTATACCAAACTCCGTAAAGAGTTTGACTACATGAATGACGCAGACTTCGATTCTGCGATGTTCTTCAAGTACCGGGGGCAAGTGTATGCTCTGGCGGAGTTTCTTCGGACAGAGGGTGATCTACTGGCGCAGGGTTGGCAAGGTATCTGTAACCAAACCTATTTCAGCGGTTTGGTCGTTAAGATTGTGCAATCGTGTGAGTCCGTTGTAGTCGGTAGGTATTGCGTCTGAGTTACACATAGTGGGTGCTGAGTTCGTTACACTTAGCACCCACTATGTTCGTGCTTAAGTACAGTCATTAGTCGTGCTTATGGACAGTGTTTTTAATGATAAGCGATCCTTATGGGCGGCGCCATGCCGATAAAAATCGATGGGTCCCTGTAACCTACAAATCTTAAGAAACGCGATAGTTATATAAGACTCTCACAAAAAATGCTATAATATTCTAAGGCACACAAAAAATCCCAGACGAAAAAAAAATCAAAGTGAATTACCCCGCCTCTCAAAAAAACCGCGCCCAAAAAAATTCACCAAAAACCCCCTATTGGAATTTTTGGAAGGTTGTATTTGCTGGGTGGTTAATTCGTTACCCAGGTAAGGTTTTCCGTATTATTGGAGTACCTCTGGGGTTTTTATTGGTGATGATATATAATGCGTTGACAAAATAAAATATATGTCTCAAACAATATATCACATATATGCTCGTGGTCAATGCATTTACCATTCACTTAAAGAGGATGATTTTACAACAACCTGGGTTGCACTAAATCGCCTCTCAGATCTTCTATCAAATTCTAAAGAACTATCGTACGAAGAAGTAACTTTAGATAAGGAATTAATGTTAAGTTCCTCGTATTGACAAAATCTAAATAGAACGCTAAAATTGACTTGAGGTTTAAATAAAACTTATGGCTAAAGGTTTCACCGTAAAAGCAGCAGCACCAACTCCCAAGACTGAAGATTGGGATTATGATGCAATCAAAAATAGAATGAAAGGAAAATCAATTGTTTTCTGCCTTCCAGGTAGAGGGTGTTCTTTTACATTTCTCAAAGCATTTGTTCAATTATGTTTTGATTTAGTTCAAAATGGAATGAGTATTCAGATTTCTCAAGACTACTCATCAATGGTTAATTTCGCACGTTGTAAAGTTTTAGGAGCAAATGTTCTTCGTGGTCCCAAGCAAATTCCTTGGGATGGAAAACTTAATTATGATTATCAACTTTGGATTGACTCTGATATTGTTTTCAATACAGAAAAGTTTTGGCAACTTTGTGATATGGCATTAACAGAACCTGATGAAGAGGGTAATGTGAAAGAGAAAGAAATTGTTGCCGGTTGGTATGCTACTGAAGATGGTCACACAACCTCAGTAGCACACTGGTTAGAAGAAGATGACTTCCGTAAGAACGGTGGAGTGATGAATCATGAAAATGTTGAATCAATTGGTAAGCGTCGCAAACCTTTCACAGTTGATTACACTGGATTTGGTTGGGTACTCATTAAGCACGGAGTCTTTGAGAATCTTGAATATCCATGGTTTGCTCCAAAGATGCAAGTCTTTGAGTCTGGTGCAGTTCAGGATATGTGTGGTGAAGACGTTTCATTCTGTCTTGATGCAATTGAAAAAGGATTTGAAATCTGGTGTGATCCACGTATTCGTGTAGGTCATGAAAAAACTCGTATTATTTGATTGGAGATTTTAAACTATGGCAAAAAGACCAAATCTAAGTTCAGATCAAATTGAATCTAAACCCAAGTCTACCCGTCAGGGTCTTGGAAAGCATACAAAATATGCTTCAACTTCTCGGAATAAGGCAAGAAAAAAATACCGAGGTCAAGGAAAATAATTCTCATTCATCCGCTTTATAGGCGGATTTTTTATGTCTTGCATTTTTTATAGATAGATAACAATTGAATTTCTTTCTATGGGGATAGAAACCCCCTTAAAAGTTCTGATTTTAATTAAATCAGGAGACACACAATGTCAGATAGAAATGTAAATTTTATGAGACAAACTTGGGGAGCGGATCATTTGGATAAAAAAATGCTCCGTGAAATTAATAATGATTTATTGACACCTAAAAAACATGATTTTCAAATTCAAAATGAACTTCATGAAAAAATTCGCAATGATGAAGATTATGATGATTGGGAATATGGAACAGAACCTCTTTATGAAGGTAAAAAAAGTTGAATAAATAATACAGATTTATCTGTATTATTATGCCTCTAGAGAGGATAAGTAAGGGATTTAAAGATATAAGTATGACATTTCAGGTTAATCCTCTGAACTATGATCTTATTGGTCTTAAAAATGAATCTGCAATTGCACGTTCAGTAAGAAACCTTGTATTTACTCTGCCCGGAGAACGATTTTTTAATGAAAATTTGGGTTCTAAAGTAAGTCGTTCTCTTTTTGAAAATATGGATGAGATTTCAGCATCAGTTATTCAAGATGAAATAAAAAATACTATTAATAATTACGAACCAAGAGTCAATCTAATTGATGTAGTTGTTTCTCCAAATTATGATGAAAATGAATTTAATGTTACTATAAATTACAGAATTGTTGGGATTGATGTTCTTCCTCAACAATTATCATTCGCTCTTCAGTCAACACGATAATGGCATTAGTAAATTTTACAAATTTAGATTTTGATCAAATAAAATCCTCCATTCGCGAGTATCTTAGGGCGAACTCCAATTTTACGGACTATGATTTTGAAGGATCTAACCTATCAATTATAATTGATACTCTCGCATATAATACTTACATATCCTCATATAATGCTAATATGATTAGCAATGAGGTGTTTATTGATGGCGCTACTCTTCGCGAGAACGTAGTATCTCTTGCAAGAAACATTGGATACGTTCCTCATTCCCGTTCAGCATCCAAAGCAAACATTACATTTTTTATAGACACAACTCAATTTACAACTAATCCTCTCACATTAACTCTTAAGAGTGGGGTTGTTGCTACTACAAGTACTAGTTTTGGTAATCAAAATTTTTCCTTCATCATTCCTCAAGATATAACTGTTCCGGTAATAAATGGAATTGCATTATTTGAAAATGTAGATATTTACGAAGGAACATTTATTGTTAATAATTTCAATGTAGATGCAAATAATCCAAATCAAAAATTTATTTTAGAAAATGCTAATATTGATATAGATTCAATCAATGTCTTCGTAAGGGACACACAATTATCTACTGTTAAAAATTCTTTTAAATTATCTAAGAATTTATTTGATATAAGTTCAGAATCAAAAGTATTTTTTATTCAAGAAATTGAAGATCAGAGATATGAATTAATTTTTGGTGATGGAATTTTTGGTAAGAAATTAAACAATTTAAATTACATTGAGGTTTCTTATAATATTACAAATGGAGAAAGTGCAAATGGAGCATCTTCATTCAACTTCAATGGGAGAATTGTTGATAACAATAATAGAGTTGTAACAACTGGCATTTCACTTATTACTACAAATTCATCTTCACAAAATGGAAGAGAAATAGAATCTGTAGAATCTATTAGAAAATATGCTCCAAGAAAGTATTCATCACAAAATCGTGCTGTCACAGCAACTGATTACGAAACCATAATACCTACGATTTATTCGGAAGCAGAATCAATATCAGTCTTTGGTGGAGAAGATTTAAATCCACCAAAGTATGGTAGGGTGTTTATTAGTATTAAACCAATCAATGGACCATTTGTTTCTAATCAAATAAAGGATAATATTAAAAGTTCTTTAAGAAGATACTCCGTAGCAGGAATTGTTCCTGAAATTATTGATCTAAAATATCTTTATCTTGAAACAGATACCACTGCATATTATAATTCAAATTCAACTTTTGAGGCAAACACTATCAAGGATGTTATTTTATCTAACATTAGAAATTATACAAACTCAAAAGAACTTAATAAGTATGGAGCAAGATTTAAATATAGCAAATATTTAAAAATTATTGACGATTCAAATAGTGCAGTTACCTCAAACATTACTAAAGTTATAATGAGACGTGATTTGGGTGTAGTATTGAATACATTTGCAGACTATGAAATTTGCTATGGCAATCAATTTCACATTAAAACCCAAAGTGGGTATAATATTAAATCTTCTGGATTCAATATAGCGGGAGTTAATGAAACACTTTATTTGACAGACATCCCAAACTCTAATGGATTAACTGGCACTATTTTCTTTTTTAAATTGCAATCAAGTACACAACCAGTAATTGTAAAAAGAAATGTTGGTATAATTGATTATGTTAAAGGTGAAATAAAATTATATCCAGTTAATATAATTTCAACCTCAAAATCATCATTTTCTAGACCAATAATTGAAATATCAGTTATTCCAAAATCGAATGATGTAATTGGATTGCAAGATTTATATTTACAACTAGATATTAATAACATTACGTTAAATATGTTATCAGATGAGATTTCTTCAGGTTCAGATATATCTGGATCTTCTTATAAATTTACATCAAGTTACACTAACGGAGACCTCGTAAGAATATAATAACATGAGAAAAACCAGAATCAAAATCAGTTCAATCATTCAAAATCAACTTCCAGAGTTTGTTAAAGAAGAGTTTCCTCTTGTTTCTGAATTTTTATCACAATATTATATTTCATTAGAAAGTGATGGACACACTAGTGATATACTTCAAAATATTGATCAATATATTAAAGTTGATAACTTAGCAAATTTAATTGAATCAACTAAATTATCATCAAATGTAACATTTTTTGATACTACAATTAATGTTGATTCAACATTAGGATTTCCGGATTCATATGGACTTATTTTAATAGATTCTGAGATTATTACATATACCTCAAAAACGTCTACATCTTTTGAAGGGTGCATTCGTGGTTTCGATGGAACTACATCATACGAAATTAA